TCCCTCACCTTTGCTTTCCGCTGAATTCGCAGCACCTGCCGCGCCATGAACCGCCACTGAGATCTTCATTCCAGTAGCTGGAGCGCTGGTCGATAGGTTTGGCAACGCGATATAAACAGCCTTCGCGTGTGTTTCGAGTACGGTCTGAATGTGGGATGTATATCCACCATATCCAGCGGAAATCTGAAGATGTCCTGCCGGGCACTTCGCCAACAACTTTTGGCGTCCTGCTCCGATGCTTGACACTCGCATCTTGCCGGTTACTTCATCGCGCGGAGCCCGCACCAAATCCTCAGCCGGAATCCCCCCCGGCGCGATCCGCACCTCGAACGCCTTTCCCGCAATCCCGTTCGACTCGGCAATCCCGACGCCAACGCCCTGGGTGACGATCGCGCGGCCCTGATCATCCGAGGCGACCGAGTCGCCGGCCTGGATGGCTTCGGCGGCTTCGACCGGGGCGGAGTAGCCGGTGATGACGGTGATGGAGTCACCCGGGCCGCCGCTGTCTTCCGACACGCCCAACACGCCCGGGCCGCCGAGGCCGCCGGCGCGGTTGACGAAGCGGCGGGCCGGGATGTCGACGGCGGCGATGACGGTGCGGGCGTGGGTCTTGTCGTAGTTCATGGGGCGCGGTCGCTCGGGTTGGTGACGGGCTTACTTGGCGTCCTGGCCGGAGGCGGCGTCGGCCGGCACTTCGGTGCTGGCCTTGGCGGCGGTGACGGCCTTCTTGGCATCTTCGAAATCGCGGTTGGCGGCGGCGGTGGCCTTCTTGTCAGCGCGGGCGGCCTTGGTTTCGTCGTCGCTGTCGGTGAGCGAACCCATGCGCTTGAGCTGGGCGATGTCGTGATCGCTCAGGCCCTTGACTTCGTCACCGGGCTGGAACTCGATGCGCTTGTGGGATCCGTCGTCCTGCTTGAGGTAGCTGGTGATCTTGACTTTGGCGGTGAGCATGTCGGCTCCTTTAAGGCGTGTCGGCTGTGGCTACAGCACGATCACTTCGGGTTCTGGAACAGGAAGGCGGCGGTGTCGTAGGCGATGTTCGGCTGGCGCTCGAAGGTGGCGCCGTACACCCAGCTCTTGAGGCCGGACTCGTAGTACGGCGTCTCGGCGAACGGGTGACCGGGAAGCACGTTGGTGAAGCCGAAGCCCGGTTCAGCCAGGCTGATGTCGGTGCCGTTGCCACCGATCATGGGCACGTAGGCGAGGATGGCGTTGTTGCCCCACACGTCGCTCGAGACGTCGTCGTCGCCAACCCAGATGGCGTCGCCCACGTGGATGTCGCGCACGTTGAGTACGGTCTTGAGCTGCTCCAGGGTGGCCGGGCCGAGCTGGCTGGATGGCAGGTAGCTCTTGACCTCGTCATTGACGGCCAGGGCCTCCATGGCATCGGCGGAGAGCGTCAGGGTGTTAGGCCGCTTGCCGATCTTCTTGCGGATCACTTCGGAGGCGGCGCGGATGTCGGTGACCGGAGTGCCGGTGGCGGCGCTCCACTTGGTGCCGCTGGCCAGGGCCTGCACATGGCCGGCGGCATAGCTGGCGGTGTTGGTGGCCAGGGCGGCCACCTCGAGCTCGTAGTCCAGGCCGAGGATGTCGCTGGCGGTGACCATGGCCACGCGGGAGATGTCCAGGTGGCTGCCCACGTTGAGGCGCCGGGCAGTGTCGGCTTCGGCGATCAGCTCGCGGGGGATGGGCACTTCGACGCTGTACTGCTGCACCTCGTACACGGTGCCGTCCCACTTGATGTTGACGCGCTTGGTGGAGGTGCCCGGGGCGCGACGCAGGTTGTACTTGCGCAGGCGTTCGTCGGCGATCTTCACCAGGGTGGCGCCGCGCAGGGCCTGGGGCAGGCGCGGCATGAGGCGCTCGGCGATCATGGTGCCCTGGCCCATGCCCAGGAGCAGGCTGGTCAGGATGGGGTTCTGGTTGAGCCGGATCTGCTCGGGGGTCATCATGGTCTGGGTTCCTTATGGGTGGCGGGTGAGCGCCGGTCAGTCGGTGAAGGTGACGGCGGCGAGCGCCTCGGCGTAGCTCACAGCCTTTTCCTTGGCGTAGCGCTTGGCCGCGGCGTCGATCTCGGCATCGGTCTTGCCCTTGGCGGCGCCGCGCGCAGCGTCGGCCACCGAGCCCGGCGCATGCTCACCGAAGCTGACCACCGGCTTGGCGGTATCGAACAGGCTCTTGAACCATTCGGCCGGGGCCACCTTGCGGGTGGCGTCGCCCTCGGCGAACTCCACGGTCTGGGCGCCGGCCAGGGTGTCGAGCACGGCCACGGCCATGGCCTGGTCTTTGGGCAGCAGCTTTCCGGCGCTCACCTGGGCTTCGGCAAAGCTCACGTGGCTGGCGTGGCGGGCGGCCAGTTGCTGCTCGGAGAAGTTGGCCAGCTGGTCCTGGGCGGTCTTGGCGGTGGCCTCGGCCTTGGTGCGGGCGGCGGCTTCGTCGGCAGCGCGTTTTTCAGCGGCGGCCTTGTCGGCCAGCGCGGCGTCGAGCTGGGCCTGTAGTTCCTTGCTCATGGAATCGTCCTCATCGGGGTCAGGGGTGTCCGAGGCGGGCTCGGGTTCGGAAAAGCTCACGGTGTCGGCGTCGTCGTCGGCGAAGTCGGCCAGGCCAGAGATGGCCGGCGGCTGGGCACCGAGAAAGCCGACATGGCGCAGGTACCACACGCCAGGCGTCGGGTTGTTGGGGTGATCGGGTGGGTAGAAGGAGGCGCTGCGCTTGGGGAAGCGCCGGTCCACCACCATCTCGGCAAACTGGGGCTCGACGTTGCGGGTGGAGGTGAGCGCGAGGCGGCCGGCGGCGTTGACGGCCAGGCCACCAACCCAGCCGTAGGCCGGCAGGTTGTGGGCCGGGTGGCCGACGGTCAGCGGCGCTTCGCGCAGGGCGGGGTTGTACGCGGCCGCGGTGGCGGCCAGATCCTCGGCGGTGAATTCCCGCGCGACACCCGCGTCGTCGATGTGACGGCCGGGGCGGAAGATCTCAAGCGATTCGGGAAGTTTCTTTGCCATGCCACGCAGATTGCTCGCGTGGGCGTGGCGGGGATAAATGAAGGGTTTAAGTTATTTGCGGCGGGGCTTGAGGATTGGCGGGTTGGCGTTGGCGATCAGTCGTCGACGGGCGCGTAGTCGTTCAGCTCCGGCGACCAGTTGCACTTCTCGCAGCGATGCTTTCCGTTCGCACACACGCACAGCCTGGCGCGGCCGCAGTGCGGGCATCCGTCCTCGCCGTTGTCGTACTCGCCGAGGGCCCACTCGCGCTCCAGCAGTTCTTCCTGGCTGTCATCCATGTGTCGCCTCTCCAGTCTTGGCCTCGAGCAGGTCGGCGGCCTTTTCCATCGCAACCTCGATGCACATGCCGCGCAGCATCTGGTTACGCACGCCGGCTTCGTCAAGGGCACGACACACGGCGTCATGCATCACGTCCTCCAGGTCGGGCCCTTCGTCGCCATGCTCGTCAATGACGTGTTGCATGGTATCGCGGCCCCATCTCGGCGCGTACCACTGGCCGTCAATGCGCTGAGCATCGGCGCCGGCGCAGTCCTCGTGCACTGGATAATACCCTCTGGCAAGCAGCAGATTGATGGCGGATTTGAGGCGGGTCATTTCGTTCTCCTGAGATGGATCAAGGCTCAAGCGGCGCCTTTGGTCGCTAAAACCATTCCGTTTCGCGCTCAAAGACAGCACGGAACAGAGGCGGCGCGTCGACTCGCTTCGTAGAACCGTAATGTTCACGTTCGCGCAGATCATCAATCAAACCGGCGAGGCTGTCCGCCTCCATCGCGAACGTCTGTACATAGTCGGCGTTGCGGTACCGGCCTATCACGATCACATGGCTCGCGGATCGAAAACCAACGTCGACCGCAATGTTGGTGCGATCCTTCACCAGCTTTTCGAGCGCTGCGATCCTGGCGTGCGCGTTGTGTAGGTCGATATCGTAGCCAGCCACGATCGCCTTCAGCTTCTTCAACCATTTCAGCATGTCATTCTCCTGTTAGAACGGAATCTGCTCAATCCTCGCGCATCAGCTTGGGCGAATGCCTGGTGTGGCCCCACAGCTTGAGGAAGGCGCCGACCAGTGTCCACACGGACTGGGTCCGCCGGTTGAACTGGAAGACGCGGCCCGGCCGGCCGCCGGGTCGGGTGTATTCCGCCTGGAGCCGGCCGACATAGTTGCCTGTCGTCGCGTCGCCGGTGCCATCGTTGGCGATCTCCATGACGGCCAGGGTGCGCCGGCGGCTTTCGTCGCCCTTGGGGATCAGCTCGACCGTGACGCGAATCATCGTGGCGTCCCCTCGACCATCATCTGCCCTTCTTGCCAGCGCCGTGCCGCTGTCGCCTCTGCGGCGGCCTTGGTCCGCCCGGTGCCGATGATGTCTTCCGGACGCCATGGATGGCGGACGATCCAGCAGCCTCGGCTGCAATCCCATATTGCGTTCATATCTCGACCCTCCGAAGGCCGACAAAACCCGCCCCACAGCCCGCAGGGGGCGTTTGGGGCACTTTCCATGCACCTGCGGCCGCGTCGGCGGCTGCAATCGCGCACAGGGCCGATTTCATCCGGGCGCCTTCAGCCGAGGCTGAGGGTGCCCTGGCGGTCGCGTACCTGCTCGGCGAGCCACTGAGCGTGGATCTGGCGGATGCGGCTTTCGGTGAGGCCGTAACGGTGGGCCAGCTCGCGCAGGTTGCCGCCGTGCAGCTGCTCGCCGATCTTGCGATCGCGCTCCGACATGCCGATGTTGGCGCCGCGCGGCAGATAGGGCTGCTGGCCGCCCAGCTCGCGGCGCAGGCGCTCGGTCTGTGCCAGGGCCAGGCGCGCGGTGGTCTCCTCCGCCATGCCGTTGACGGCGTCGGTGACGCGAAGCTCCACGTAGAGGTGGGTGCAGATCTCGCGCCACACCGGCGGGTAGTCGTCGGCGAACAGCCGCTCGAGCGGCAGCAGCGCGGCGGCGGGCAGGTCGGCCAGGTTCATGTCGGGCCGCAGTTCAGGTTTGGGTTCCATCTCGCGCCTTCCATTTCTTGAGGGATTCGATCAGGGTGTTTTCCTGGGCCGGGGTGAGCCAGTCGAGAGCCTTGACCTGGTGGGCGGTCTGGCCGCCGATCCAGGCGAGCAGGCCGGCCATGGTGCGATCGCGCACCCGGCCGGCGTCGGCCAGCTGCTGCCAGAGTGACCACATGAGCTTCTGGGGCCGGCTCAAGGGCCGGCGGCCCGGCCTGGGATAGCCCAGCTCATGCATGCGCGCCATCGCCCGCTCGAGCTGGACCACGGTGCAGTCCGTGCTCGAGCGCCGACCGTCGCAGTGGTTGGCCAGCAGCTCGCGATAGGTGTCTTCGTCCATCTTGAGCCAGGTGCGCGCGGCGTGGATGCGCTTGACGAGCTGGGCGTGGCGGGTGGTGGCCATGTCAGCTCTCCGCCAATGCGCTATCCGAGCCATCGAACAGCTCGTGGTAGCGCTGCAGGAAAAGCGCCTCCGCATCCACCGCGCCGACGGGCTCAAGACGGATCGGCAGGGGCTCGATATCGGCGATGCAGGCCCATTCGTCGTCATGCCGTGGCATGAGGTCGCGCTGCTCCGACGCCAGGGCAACCAGGTCGGCATGATTGACCGACGCCGGCGTGATCACCGGCAGGCCGAAGACCGCGCGCACCGCCTGCTCGATCCGCGCCTCGATCAACTGGTACTGCGGGATCAGGTTCTTGAGCGGCCGCGTCATGTCGCCGATGTAGGCTTCGTGGGCGTCGTGCATCAAAGCGGTTTTGGCGTCCTCGGGTGCCACCAGGTAGCTCACCAGGACCGAGTGCTGCGCCACGCTGTAGAAGGTGCGCGTCTGGCCGGCGAAGCGGCAGGTGTGGGCCAGGCCCCGGGCGATGTCCTCGATGCGGATGATGCTCTTCTCCGGCTCGAGGAAGTTGAAGTAGTGCCCGGAGGCCGTGAGGATGTCCGGTCGCATGGAATATCTCATTGGTGGGCCTCCTCTTCTGCCAGGGCCAGCACCCGTTTGACCGGGTAGCGCAGCGTGACGTCGCCGAAGCGTTCGCTCACGAGCCGCAGCATGTCGCCCGGCTCGACATGGGTGTTGAGCACGCGCTTTCCATTCCAGATGTCGCCCTGGAAGGGACGGGTGGCGACAATCACGCCGTCGCGCACATCGAAGAAGAGGAAGTCCTGCCCTTCATCCACCAGTTCGATGGTGGCGTCGCCAAGCGGCTTGGCGTTGCGCTGGTAGCGCAGCGCGTCCAGGCGCGCGATGACGGCTGCCTTGACGATGGTCTGGATGTCCGGGACCGTGAGGGCAGCGTGACACTGGGATTGGTCGAAGCGCTTGACCAGGTGAATGCGATCCTCAGCGAGGCAGGCGGTCATCGTGGCGCCGGCGTGTTGGAACTGGAACGGGTTGTCCATGTTCATGCCTCCAGGCGTTTGGGCGCCGGCGCCATGCCGACACCCTGGTTGAGTTGGGCGGACTGGCCGGCGTGCTTGCCGGCGGCGAAGGAGCGGTATTCGCGCTCGCTGAGCTGGCGCCCGGCGTTGCGGTCGGCGGGCTTGAGGGTGCCGGCGCTGGCGTGGTTCAGGTCCATGTAGGCGTCGATGGCCTCGCGCGATGACGGGCCGGATTCCAGCGGCAGGATGTGGCTGGTGGCGGTGCAGATCCAGCCTTCGCAGAACAGGTCGGCGCGCCGGGTCTTGGTCGAGCGCTTGCAGCGCTTGAGCGCGTCGCGAATGTGCGCTTCTCGCGCCCGCTTGCACTGGCGGAAGAGCACGTCGAAGGCATAGGCGGCCACGTCGTTGGCGGGGGAAATGCCGACAAAGGACCAGCTGGCGGTGTACCAGTCCTCGCGGATCATGATGAGACGGCAGCCGAAGATGCGGGCCAGGCGGGAGGCCAGTTCGGCCTCCCACTTGGGCGGGTTGGTGACGGCGCCGGCGCGGCAGGCCTTGGCGTCCACATCGATGGCGCGCATCTCCAGGTCAGAGATGTCATGGGCGGCCATGAGCGCCCGGGCCTGGCGCAGGGCGGCGGCGGCTTCGTGCTCGCCGGCGCTGGTGGCCAGGGCCATGCACTTGCGGATCTTGTCGAGGATCCGTTCCTTCTCTTCGGGTTTCATCAGTGCACCTCCGTGGCGTGCTGCGCATCCACCTTGGGCAGGTGGAAGATCGGGTTTCGGGTGGTGAAGCGGCCCTCGGTGACCTGGCCGTCCGGGTAGGTGATGGTGACGTGCGGCATCACGTCGTCGGGCAGGTAGTGGAATCGCACCTCCATGCCGACAGGCAGCAGGCGGCCGAGGTTGACGATGGAGGCTTCGAGGATGCGGATCTTTTCGGCGTCATCCATGGCTACACCTGCGCGAGGTCGAGGGAGACGGGCCGGTACTGGTCCGATTCACCGATGCGCTCGTAGACGCGCACATAGGTGGCGGTGCCGGTGCTCTGGATGGAGTCGGTGAGCGCGCGCATGGCGGTTTTCCAGTCGTCGTCATCGATCTCGAGGCGCAGCAGCTCGAGCACCGCGGCGGTCTTGATCTGGCCCTTGCCGTCGGTGCGGAAGGCGCGATCCACCAGGGCGCGGATGTTGGCGTTGGCGCCCTGGCTCCAGCGGTCGATGCAGCCGTTGATGAGAGCCTTGGCGGCTTCGAGCTCCTCGGTGAAGCTCACCAGCTTGGCGACCGAACGCACCACGCGGTAACGCCCGTCGTAGCTGCTGACGGTAACGTTGCCTTCCTTGCCGCCCAGGGTGACGCCGTAACGCTCACCGGCGATCTTGACCAGGTCGGCGATGTCGTTCAGGGCGCGCGTCTTGAACTGCTGCAGCTGGGTGTGCAGCTGGAGGGCGTCGGCCGACAGGCGCCGGGCGACTTCGTCGCGCAGCAGGTCGTGTTCGCGCACCTGGTCTTTGGGCACCAAGTGGCCGACGGCATTGCGCAGGTAGCCCTCGGGCACCGGCGTTTCGTGAGGGGTGGTCATTGGGGTTCTCCCGTGGATGTGGTGTCGTCGCCGTTTTCTTCGGCCTCCGAATACCGGCCGCCGCACTTCGGGCAGGCAATCAGCATGCAGTTCGTCGCGCCGCAAATTGGGCATAGGTCATCTGTCGGATACGGCACGGTCTCATCGCATCTTCCGCAGTACGACTCGGTTGTACTTCCGCCATCAATGCCCACATGCCCGCATGCATCACACCGGCGTTTCTCTGGTGTGGTGATGGGACGCGGCGCGCGATCGCGCTCGACCCAAATGACTCCCACCCCGTCGAGGGTGGCGTAGCCGATCAGGGCGTCGGGATCGTCCGCCGGCGGAATCCAGCGGCGCACGGTGACCGCATCGAGCAAGGGGGCGATCGGTTGATCGCGCCGGCGCTCGATGAGCACGGTGGGTTCGCCCTGGCTGGGCCAGGTGCCGCTGATTGATTGCTCGAGCACCCGCAGGCCCAGGGCGCGGATGCGGCGCACGGCGGCGTTGAGCAGGCCGAGGCGGCGGACGATCTCGGCATTGAGCACCTGCGGCGGCGGCGCGTCGGCCGGGTTGGCGCCGTACCAGAACCATTGGTCCGGGTCGTGGATCCGCCGCGGCGGGGTCTGAACGATATGGAATCTGGCGCGCATGTCAGCAGCCCCCCACGATCTGTCCGGTCACCTTGCGGAAGCCGGTGGCGGCGGCGGCGTTCATGGCCCGGGTGGTGAGGTTATTCACCACCAGGGGATGGCAGGTGCTGACGGCATCACGGGACGATCCGCCGCGGGGAATCTTGACCAGGCGGGCGCGCATGGCGTCGATGGCGTCGTCCGCGAAGATGTCGCCCAGGACGGCGCCGGTGCGCTCGAACTTGTGGCGCAGGTAGGGCTCCAGGTCGTTGTCCAGCGGCGGCAGTTCGATCAGCTCGCAGCGCTGGACGATCTCGCGCACTTCGGGGTCCTGTTCGACCAGGAGGCTGTCGCGCAGCTCGTTCTGACCGATGAGGGCAACACCCAGCAGGCGCTGCATGCCGCGCTTGAGCTCCATGAAGTTCTTCAGGTGCTTGAGGGTGCTCTTGGGCAGGCGATGAGCCTCTTCGATGATCAGCAGGTGGCTGGCGCCGGCCTGGGCGGAGGCGGAGAGCAGCTCGTGGACCTGTTTGGTGCGGGCCTGAGCGCTGCCGCACATGGACCGCCCCGGGGCGATGGTCGACACGATGGCTTCGGAGATGTCAATGCTCTTGAGCGGTCGGCCACGCGTCTCATTCGGCTCCATCTCGACGATGTAGGGCATGATGAGGATGACCGGCCTGCCCTCGTCGAGAATGCGCTGTTCGAGTTCTTCGCGCAGCGTGCTCTTGCCGCTGCCCGACTCGCCGAACAGGGCGACAAATCCATGGTTGAGGGCGGCGTCCATGAGGCCGGCGCGGGCGCGCCGGGTCGCGGCGCTGACGAAGACGTCTGCCAGGGAGCAAACATCGTCCACAAAGGGACTGCGCCGCAGGCCGAAGTGTTGCCTGGCCGCCGGCGTAAGGGTTTCGTTCCGTAGTAGCATGAACTCCTCCTGAGGATCGATCGTGATAGGTGGTGCTTCAGGGGTGGCCCCGTCGGTGTGCAAGACCGTCGGGGCCGTTTCTTTGCGGTAGGTGCTCGGTGCCGAGTTGGTGGCGACGAATTCGGCGACGCGCTCGGCGGTGACGCCACGCTCGGCCAGCCATCGGCCGACGTCGATCACCAGTTCCTGGCGGCCACGCAGGGGCCAGTTGCCGGTGGCGACGCGGTTGGCGACGGTCTTGGACAGGTGCAGGTCGCGACCGAACTGGCGCTGGCTGATGCCGATGTCGGCGAGGATGGTGGCGAGGTTCATGCGCCTTTTCCTCCGACGACGCGCAGGCCGGCGCGGGCGGTGAGCCGGGCGGCGAGCGCGTCGAGCTGGTCTTCGGGCACGCCGTCCGGGTACCAGGCGGCGATGTCGGCGTTGCGCTCGACGGTCAGTTCGATGCCCCGGCGCAGCATTTCGCTGGCGGCCTCGAAGTGGTTGAGGATGGCCGGCGGCGCGTCGGAGACGATGGCCGCCGTGTCGATGGGGGTGCCCACGCGCGGCAGGTAGGTGGGCACCTGGGCGCCGTCGCGCAGTTTGTCCGGGTCGATGCGCCCGCCGAAGGACACCCCGCCTGCCTTGCGCCTGGCGGCGGCCGCTTCGTCGGTGTCGGCCTCCATGGCCACGCGCTCGACGAGCTTGCGGTGGGTGTCTGCGGCGGTGTCGGCCACCCGGGCATAGGCTTCGCCGATGACCGGGGCGTCGTCTCGGAATCCGCCCTCGCCCCTGGCCACGGTCGGCACGTCGCGCAGGGTTTCGTTGCCCTCGGCGTCGGTGTCGACAATGACGGCCGTCCCCGGCCGGTAGGGGTTCCAGCTCACATCGAGCCATTCGCCCACCTGGACATTGGGCACGGTCTTGACGTCGTATTCGGCGCCGTCGAAAGCGACGGTGAGGGTGCCGCTCACCTTGCGACGTTCCGGCGTGTGGGTGAGCAGGCGCCGGGCCAGATCGCCGTCCACGGTGCGCAGCTGCTCGGGGCGGATCTCCATCCAGGCCTCGAAACGGGTCTTGCCGTGGCGGCTGTGGGTCTTGGTGGCGTTGTACCAGCGCGCCCAGCGCTGGGCAGCGGCGTTCAGTTCGTCCAGGTCGGCCACCGGCTTGAGGCGCAGGCCGGATTCGAAGGAGCGCTCGATGATGTTGCGGGCGTTTTCCACCTGGCCGGTGGCGCGGGCATTGCCCGGGGCGTGGGGCATGAGCCGCACGCCGAGCCGGCGGGCCAGGTTCTTGAAGGCGCCGGAGGTGTTGGCGCAGCCCATGTCCATCATGAGGTTGAAGCACACGCCGTAGAACGGGTCCTGGCCACGCTGCTGGGTGCAGCGGATGAAGCTCTCGGCCAGGTTGGCGGCCGACTCGGCGCCCAGCACGTAGAAGACGAAGATGGCGCCGGACCAGTGGTCGGTGATCTCGTAGGACCACACCCGGTCGTTGGCGATGCGCTGGAGGTTGCGCGGCTTGTTCTTGTAGAACTTGCGCGCCTCCATGATCTGGAGGCCGGCCTCACGGGCGGTGCGCGCCTTGAGGTAGTAGAGCACGCACAGGCTGGCGTCGATCTGCCAGACATGGTTCGGGTGCAGGCTGCGCAGCTCGGTGTGCGGCGCCGGGCGCAGCAGCTGCTCGGGGTGGAGGCTGTAGCTGCGCAGGGCGCGGGCGATGGTGCTGTCGGACAGCGGGATGATCTCGCCGGTGGCCGGGTCGATGCGCTCGGCGCGGATCTCGCCGTTGGCGCGCAGCAGTGCCACCGCTTCGCCGATGGGCTGCAGGCGCTTGCGGTTCTTGCGCAGGCTGTCCATGAGTACGGAGGAGAGAATCACCGCCTCTTCCCGGCTCAGCGCGATGTCGCCGGCGTCGGCACGACGCTTGCGCTCCGGACGCACCACCACTTCCTTGATCTTGCGCAGGAGGGTGGCGCGGCTCATGCCGAGGCGGCGGCAGGCGTCGTCGTAGATCGCCCCCCGCCCGCCATGCCCGACCAGCGACGCGCGGGCGTGGACGTCAATGAGTGCCGAGATCAGCGCCGGATTCATCGGCTGCCTCCTGTGCCAGCAGAAACTCCCGGGCCTCGTCGGTGATTTCAGGCAGACCGAATTCATCCCGGAGGGTGTTGAGCTCATCCTGCAGTTGGCCGACCAGACCACCGACGAAGTGGATCGGCGTCATGTCCTCGTGAGTCTCGGTGTGGTTGTTGAGCGCAAGCACCGCCTGGCGCAGATCGCCCCGCAGGTAGGAAAGAACGGTGTTGTAGATGCGGGTGGTTTCGGCCTGCAGATCGGCCAGCACTTCGTCCGGCGGGGCGGCGGCGATGCGCTTGGACTTGGCGCGCTCGGCATCCAGGGCCTTGTTCTTGTCGGCGAGCAGCTCTTCCTTGGCGGTGATCTCGGCGCGCGTCTCGCGCAGTGCGGCGCGCAGCTCCTTGACGCTCATGGTGGCGATGTCGTCGAGCTTCAGCTCGCCGGTCTGGCCGGTCAGCTCCAGCTCCTCGATCTGTTCGTCGTCGAGGACCAGCATTTCGAAGAGCTTGGATTGACTGGCGATGGCCTTGGGCAAAGTTGCCGACGTCGGCAACTTTGCGAACTTGGCTGCCGCCTGCATGAAGCGTGACGCGACGTGCTTGTCGATTCCGAGAACATCCAGTCGCGCAACAAACTGACCGTGCCCGCATGCTTCTTTCAGCACGCACAGCCCCCGCCCCATTTCAAGGCAGGTCTCGACACTGCGCCGTATGTTTGTCGCAATGTCGCGCTGGATCAGGTCAGGGTCGGTGCTATCGGCCGGCAGCTGGTAGCCCAGCCGAGTCGCAACCGCGCGCACGGCAGCTTCGCGCTGTGATATATCGAGCGCTCGCGCCTCCTCGGTCTGGCGCATCACGGCCACCGCGTTCTCGATCCGATCCTGATCGAGATCTGGATCGATAATTTGCGTTGGCGCGACCGCCTTACGTGTAGTTCTGCTCATTGTTCAATCTCCACATTGGAAACTTCGATTTCCTGTTCAATCCTGGCCACCCATTGAGAGCTCGGCACCTTAAGCAGCGTCTGCACGGTATCGATGGCATCCACAATGGGCCCGTCGTCTGTTGGCTCGAACGGCGGCACGATGACGCGAACCTGGTTGTTTCCTGGAAGGTGAATCAGGACCGAATAAAAACGAGACGTGGCAGCGTTCATTAATTCGGATCTCGGGTGAATCGGTTGCGGGCTTCCTGCAGTTCGCGCTCGGCGGCGTCGATGCGCGTCCAGATCTTGATGGTCTGTTGCGGCAAGCGCGGCGTGAGGCGCCAGCGGCCGGTCTCTTCCACCCGCTCGGCGATGCCGGCGGTGGCGAGGTTGTCCAGGTCGCGGGTCATGACGGCGGCCGAGCAGCTCACGGCGCGGGCCAGCTCGGTGGGCGTGTAGCCGCGGATGGCGTCGCCGAAGAGCACCAGGATCAGCTTGACGATGCGCTGCTGGGCGGCGTTGGTGTATTTGCCTTGCATCAGATCAGCTCCAGTTCCGGTTGGTCGGACTTGCGCACGTTCTCCTGGTGCCAGGCGAGGTTCTCCATGCCGTGCCACAGGTGGGCGATACAGTCCTGGGCGGAGATCGCCCCTTTGTGGAAGTCGAGCAGCGCGCCGACCGACTCGGTCAGGGCCGCCTGCAGCTTGTGCACTTCGGTGGCGTCGGCCTTGCGCCCGGTGGGCACTTCGATGAACACGCCGCCAGCCTGTGCGGCAAGGAAACGGATGACCGCCTTGCCGCCGGTGTCATGGAACCAGCCGGCCAGTTTGGAGGCGTGCATGGTGCCGTCCTCGAGCTGCTTGTAGAGGGCGCTGGCGGTGATGTCGCGCAGCTCGGCCATGCGCTCGACGCTCATGCGCCGGTAGCGGCCGGCATGTTTCCTGTCGAGTTCGAACGCTGCCCGGATGCTGGTCGGCGTGGAATTCGAAATCGAGGTACGCATTGGAAGACCCCCTTTGCATAGGTGCTAGAAACAAAAAACCATTTGGAAATCGCGAAAACGTGTTTCACATGGCTAAAATCAGCCCATCAATCGATGCGAGGAGATGACGGGCTCATGAACGATGTAGAGATCGCTGGATTGCGGCGAGAAGTCGCCCAGCTGCGGACCGAAATCGACCAGGTGGACGACTGGGCGCACGGTCTTTATGGTGTGCTGGTCGATGTGCTGCCCTTCCTTCTGCGGGGGCATCCCGAAGCGGATCGGGTGCGTCAGCTTCTCCAGCACCGCGATGATCACTATGCGGCGCTGCTGGCCGACCCTTCGTCCGCCGAGGATGGGGAATGCGCGGCGCAGTACGAAGCGGCGAAGATGCTGAATCGCCAGCTGGCGGTACTGGGGGCATGGCCTGACGTGGATCCGGTCGACGCGGCTCGCCAAGCGCTTGAAGAAGCTGGGTGGCGCGGTGGCGCGTGATGATCATCTTGCCGTTGGCGCGGCGGGAGGTGGCGACCAGGGCCTGGGTAGCGACGTGATCCATGGCCGTACTCAGGCGCTGGCGCTGGCTTTGAGGCGCAGCGCGACGGCGATGCGGTGGCCCTCGCCGCGGCGGCCCTTGACCATGCCGTTGAGGACCTTGTAGACGTTGGCGCGATCAAAGCCGTGCTCGTCGGCCCATTCGGCGAAGGTTTTTCCATCGCTGGCGAATTCCGCCCTGACCTGATCAGGGGTCAGGATGGTTGAGGAGGAACGCTCGATTCTTCTTGGCGCGAAAATGGCCAAGCTGCTCAAGCGCTTGGCGTTGTCGACGATGCTGGAGGTGTTGATGATCATGGCGGCTGGACTCAGACCGTGGCACGTTCATCGACTGGCAGGCCCAGCTTGATGCGTATGTCGCGGCCAACGCCATAGTTGCCTCGACGAATTCCGCGGATAACTTCGGAGACGTCGCGGTATTTGAAACCGTGGGTTTCTGCCCACGACTTCACTGTGTGGCCTTGCTTACGCAGGTCATGCTTGATCTGGTTCGGATTGGGGGTGCTCATGCGGCCCTCCGAGATGAAATTGACAGTGTTTGCAACGTATAGCGCGTTGTGTGATGTGAACTTTAGTTCATATCAGAAGAGCTTTGCAAGGGGTTTTATGAACTTTTTTCCAGATCAGCTCGCACGCTTGAAGCATGCATTGCGAGTGAGCAAGGACGGCGAAGTCGCAGCGGCTCTAGGGCTCGGAAAGACCGCATTCTCCGAACGAAAGAGGCGAGGTTCCTTTCCGGAAGATGAGCTTCGTGAACTTGCTAGGAAGCAACCAGATCTGCGCATCGACGTGAATTACGTACTGACCGGAAACACCGGTGCCGATACGGCTTGGGAAGCGGCAGCCGAGCCAACTTCCCTCGCAGCGATGATGATTCGGAACTTGGAGTCGGTGAACGGGCCGGCAACTAGGCTTGACCAGCGACAGGACGCTCCGATCTATGGAATCGACGAGGCCGTGTTGAAACAGTGCATTGAGCTGCTGCTGGAAGAATTCAAGGCGGCTGGCATCGAGCCGACCAGCACCCAGCTGGCGGCGGCGATCCTTCTGGCCTATCGGGTTGTCCAGGGCGACAGGCTGGTGACGCGAGAACGCTTGGCGCCGATACTGCGCCTGGTCGGTTGACCGAGACGGTCAGAAAGGAGATGCAATGAAGATCCATACTCCCGTGGCCATCTTGCTGATGATGGCCTTTCTTGTTACCGGCTGCGCGAGCGCCGGGAAGCGCTTCAATTCGTCAAGGGTCGGGGAACTGGAGCCCGGTGTGACGACCATCGAAGAGGCGAAGCACATCCTGGAAGCCGAACCGGTGCAGGTCATTCTGAACGACAGCGGACGAAAGCTGGCGATTTGGCGTTACATCACCTCATCCGGTTTGACCGCGAACACCTCCATTCAGGAAGTGGCGCTGGTCTTCGGCCCTGACGGGAAGTTCCTGCGGGTTTTCCAGTTGATCAATGTCCCCCTGAAAGACGAAGACGAGCGACGCCTGTCGCCGATGTCGACCGTCGTTCAGTAATGGGATTGAATTCATCCACAAACATGGGCGCGAACCATGAACATCGAACAAGCTGTCAAAGACCTTGCCGAAGCCATCGGCCCCATTGTCGAAGGCACTCAGGATCACCAGGGGCAATTGGCGGTCGTTGCTTGTGCGCTCGCCGCGCTGATCAAGAGCCATCCCGACCCGGAGGCGTTCGCCAGTGCGTTCCGACGATCCTGGCTGCAGCTTGGCGCGCCCAATTCAGACGATCACGCAGATCCTGCATTCGCTTCCGGTATTGACTCAATGCTCTCGATTGCGGAGGAGCATTGCCGGGTCCCCCTGAATGTCCGGAATCCTGATTCATCAACCCCTCCTGAACGTTGAGCATGGCGCAGCGCCGGCCAGTTTGATGCGACACTGATGGCGCGATCATGCACCTTGCGGATATCCTGCTCCGGCATCGTTCCGCCATTGCCTGTTGATCGGAACCCAATCGTCCCCCGCGGGCGCGATCCCAATTAAATCAAGCGCTTCATTTAAGCTGCCCGGGTAGCCGACCCGACAATGGACCTGTCATTTCAGCGTCCATTGTCAGGGGTTGGTCATGCTTATCTTCCGTGCCCGTATGGTGGCCTGGGCTTATGTGAGCCTGGTCTTGATGTTCCTGGTCGGCCTGCTGCTGCAGGATGCGCCGACCTGGCTGCCGCAGCAGCTGCTCGTTTCCCTCTACAAGCTCTCTCTGGTGACCCTGGCGGCCTGGTTCGGCTACTGGATCGACCGGGGACTGTTCCCCTACGCACGACCTGATCGCTTCATCCAGTGGGGCGCGAGCCCGGGCGCGCCCGGGGTGGTGCTGGCGATCGGTTCTGCCGTGGCGATCGCCTTTGCCGCGGCGATGCTGCGCCGGGCCCTGATCGTGGCCGCGGCGATGCTGGCCGTGGCGGTCGGGGCCTGACATGGGCACGCCGCAGATCATCGTGCTGGTGGTGATGGCCTTGAGCATGCTCGATGCGTTCATGGAAGCGGAGCGCGGCCTGGGAAAGGACAGCTCGGCCTATCGCCTGATGAAGACCCTCGGGCTGGCGGTGCTGCTGACATGGGGTGGGTTCTTTTCATCCCCGGCACAGGCGCAGGTACCCGCGGATGCCCAGCATTACCGGCTGGACCTGGTGCGCAACGCACGCATGATCTGGGGGCTGGATGCGCCGGTGGCGGTGTTCGCCGCGCAGATCCACCAGGAAAGCGGCTGGCGGGCCGATGCGAAGAGCCCGGTGGGCGCGGTCGGCATGGCGCAGTTCATGCCGGCGACGGCACAGTGGATTCGCGGCGCCTACCCGACCCTGGGCGGCGCGGATGCGGCGCCAACGAATCCGGTCTGGGCGATCCGCGCCCTGGTGACCTATGACCGGCACCTGTGGCAGCGCATTCCGGTGGCCGATCGATGCGGCCGCATGTGGGCGACGCTGCGCAGTTACAACGGCGGACTGGGCCACTGGCTGGCCGAGGCGCGTAACGCCCGGGAATCGACGATCGACGGTATCGATGCGGCGTGCGGGTCGGCGCGACGGTCGGTCAAGCATTGCCGGGAGAACCTAGGCTATCCGCGTCGGATCCTGGTGACGCTGCAACCCCGCTATGCGGCCTGGGGTCCGGGTGTGGCCTGCGGAGCCGAAACGTGAAGACCTGGCCCTTGCCTGCCGGCTGGACGGTGGCGCTCATGTCGGCGCTGTTCGGCGTGGGGATGACGCTGGGTGCCCTGGCCGGCTCAACCGTGACGAAACGCCAGGCCGAGGCCGACCTGGCAACCCTCAAGTCTTCCCATGCGGAGGCGCTGGCCACACAGGCGCGCGCCGCATCGCAATACATGAACGATGAGGTGGCTCGTGGCATCCGCCTGGCTGCGGAGCTGCTGCAGGCGCAATCCGACCTGAATGACCTCAAGGAGCAAACCGACCATGAAATCGACCACCTCAAGACTGGCCGGCGGTGCCTTGATGCTGGCCTGCTGCGCGTGCTCGACCGTGCCGGCGCCGGCGGTGGCACCCCTGGTGGTGTGCCCGCCCCCACCGGCGGCGCTGATGCAGAAGGTTCCGGAGCGCCTGCCGCCGATGCCACGGCAGACGCCTGGGCCACCGACGGCGACGTCGCCCACTGGAGCGCCGACGCTCAAGCCCGATACGCCGAGTGCGCCGGGCGCCTCAATGCCTTGATCGAATTCGAACGGGGGCGACTCAGATGATTCACATTGAGCCCATGGCTAGCGCGTTCTACGTGTATGCCGACGGGGATAGCTACGAGTTCGGCGACGAGCCGCAAGCGATCGGGTCGCTGTGCCGGACGGGGTCCAAACGCATGGAAGTCATGGCCACCAAGGGGGAGCTGACCCGCAAGGATCTGCGCGATCTGGCTCGTGAGTTGAAGGAAAAAGGGGTGCGGGTGATCGAAGTCAAGCGGGTGCGCCCCCACCGGGTGCCGTTGGGAAAACTGGTGCGGTCCGAGGGGCCGTTCGACATCTACGAGATCGATACGGCGGCCGTATGTTGATCGAAGTTCAGTTCTGGCAGCTGGTGCTGCTGTTGGTGACGTTCTTCACGTTTGTTGCGGGCGTCATGAAGTTACTGCTGAGTCAGTACGACCAGCGGATGGATGAACGATTCGAGGCGGCCGAGGCCGCCCGCAAAGCTGCACAGACTCATTGGGATTCCAAGTTCAGCGCGCTGGAGGCAAGCGCGAAAGAGGAGAACGCCCAATGGCAGCGCATCGAGCGCGAATTCCTCGATTTCAAGGCGGAGCTGCCCGAGCGGTACGTGCGCCGTGAAGACCACGTTCAGGGCCAATCCAGGATCGAAGCGAAGCTCGACGGTCTGGCGGTGAAGATCCAGGAAGTGCAGTTGAAGGGAGCACAACGATGATGGACATGGCAAAGGTTCGCCGGGAGCACTTGCGCTGGCTGATTCTGCTGACGCTGTACAACGCGCGCCCGATCGGGGCGTTCGAGGGGACGATCCTGGCCGTGGCGCAGTCGGAATACCCGGACGCGACGGCGCTGGAACTGCGCCGTGAGCTGGACTACCTGGGCGATCGGAAACTCGTCGAAGTGACGCGGCGCCCGGACGGCAAGTGGTTCGCAGAGCTGAGCCGCTATGGCGTTGACGTTGCGGAATACACGGTGGATTGCGAGCCGGGTATCTCCCGGCCCGAGAAGTACTGGTCGTAGTCATGGGACGAAAGAGCAGCGTGAGCCGGCTCCCCCAGGAGGTGCGCAGTTACATCGAGGCGCAGATCGCTATCGGATCGATGACGCTCGATGAGCTGATCGCCGACCTGCAGCGAACCTTCCCGGCAGCGAGTGCGGCCGGTGAGTTGCCAAGTCGGTCGGCCATCCATCGATATGGCCAGAAGCTGGAACGCCGGCTATCGGCGATTCGGGCCTCCACCGAGGCAGCCAAGATCATCCAGGCCCAGGCGGGAGACGACAATGACGCCCGTTCGGAAGCCTTGACCGCGCTGATCCAGACCGAGCTTTTTGAGGCGATCCTTGACATCCAGGAAGCCACGGATGAAGAGATCGACCCGACCGAGCGGGTCGGTGTGTTGTCCACCGCCGCGAAGAACATCGCGACGCTGACCCGAAGCTCGGTGAACCTGAAGAAGTTTCAGGCGGAAGCCGAGGATCGGGCCCGGCGCCAGCTCCTCGAGGAGCAAAAGGCCAAGCTCGACGCCATGGGCAGCAAGGGCGGCGTGACGGAAGAGACCAAGCGGGCGATCCGCGAAGTGTTGGGGATCGTGTGATGGCCCGAACGATTTCCATCCACAAGAGCAGGTCCGTGGGCTGCAGCTGGCATCAACTGTCGGCTGCCAGTCAATCGCTCTTCCGTTTGATGGAATGCACGACGAGAGAAAAGAAACCCGTCCCGCCGGAGCAGTGTCGGCTGCGGCCGATCGCTCGCGTTGTCCGTTCAATGGGTGCGCGACCATGACGACGCGCAAAGGACGCGCCAAGATCATCCCGGCGGATCCGGAGGCGATCTTCCTGCCGTTCCAGTCGCGCTGGATCAAGGATTCGTCACGCATCAAGCTGATGGAGAAGACCCGCCAGTGCGGCATCAGCTGGAGCACGGCCTACGGCGCCGATGAGCGCGCGGCGGCCCAGGGTGCCCGCTACGACGAGTGGGTGAGCAGCCGGGACGATATCCAGGCGCGCCTGTTCATCGAGGACTGCAAGCTGTGGGCCGGCATCATGGGCATGGCGGCCAAGGATCTGGGCGAGCAGGTGGTGGACGCGGAGAAGAAGATCAGCGCCTATGTGCTGCAGTTCGCCAGCGGCCGACGCATCCACAGCATGTCGAGCAATCCGGACGCGCAGGCGGGCAAGCGCGGCAGTCGCATCCTGGACGAGTTCGCCCTGCATCGGGACCAGCGCAAGATGTGGGCGATCGCCTACCCGGGCATTACCTGGGGCGGCTGCATGGAGATCGTGAGCACCCATCGGGGCAGCAATTCGTTCTTCAATCACCTGATCATCGAGATCACCGAGAAGGGCAATCCGAAGCAGATCAGCCACCATCGGGTGACGTTGCAGGACGCCCTGGAACAAGGCTTCCTCTACAAGCTGCAGCAGGCCCTGCCGGCCGAGGCCGAACAGCAGGCCATGGATGAAGCGGAGTACTTCGATTTCACCAAGGCGGGCGCGGCCGACGATGAATCCTTCGACCAGGAGTACATGTGCATCCCGGCCGACGACGACAGCAAGTTCATCGAATATGCGCTGATCACAGCTTGCGAATACACGGGCCTGACCGACTGGGAACGGGAGGTGACCGACACCTTCACCGGGCGCCTGTACTGCGGTGTGGACATCGGCCGCAAGAAAGACCTGACCGTGCTGTGGGTGGTCGAGCAACTGGGCGATGTGCTCTACACGCGCAAGGTGATCCCCATGGAGCGCATGCGCAAGAGCGCCCAGGAGGCGATTCTCTACCCGTGGTTCGAGATCTGCGACCGGATCTGTATCGACTCGACCGGATTGGGCATCGGCTGGACGGATGACGCCCAGGACAAGTTCGGGGAATACCGCGTGGAAGGCGTGAACTTCACCAACCAGGTGAAGGAGGCGCTGGCCTATCCGCTCAAGGGCGCCATGGAGGATCGCACGGTGCGTATCCCGGACGACAAATTCATCCGGGCCGATCTTCGCAAGGTGCAGAAGGTGACCACCGCGGCGGGCAATATCCGTTTTCTGGCCGAGAGCACCCCGGATGGCCACGCGGACCGCTTCTGGGCGCTGGCGCTGGCCATTCATGCGGCGAGCACGCCGACCGCACCAATCGAGTTCATGAGTGATGGCGCGCCGCGCGGCGGCGCCATCGAGGGGTTCATGTATGGCTACTGAGCGCACCAAGAAACAGCAAAAATCGGCGCCGAAGCCGGAGCTGAATACCGAGGTCGCCAACCGCCTGCGCGATCCGTTCGAGCAGGCCTACCAGGGCATCGTCGAGCCGAACGATCCGGTGCTGCTCGAAAAGGGCGGCGGGCGCAGCATCCAGATCTACCAGGATCTGCTCACGGACGGCAAGGTGTTCTCAGGCCTGCAGAAGCGGACCCTGGCGCTGGTCGGCCGCGAGTGGACCATCGAGCCGGTCGATGAGGGCGGCGCCGGCACCGCCGATGCCGAAACGCTGACCAGGATCCTGAAGGGCCTGCCCTTCGACCAGGTGTGTCAGGACCTGTTGGTGGCGATCGTGTGCGGGTACGCGGTGAGCGAGATCGTCTGGGCGATCCGCGAGGGAAACGTGGTGCCCGACCGGGTGATCCAGCGGGCGCAGCGGCGATTCAAGTTCGTTCAGGTGAATGAGCATCTTCCGCCCGAGCTGCGCCTGCTCACCCGCGAGAACATGCTCACCGGCGAGGTGCTGCCGCCGCGCAAGTTCATCGTCCATCGGGTCAATCCGCAGGATGACAACCCCTACGGGATGGGGTTGGGCCGCCAGTTGTTCTGGCCGGTGTTCTTCAAGCGCGCCGGGGTGATCAGCTGGAACAAGCTCAACGACCGCTTCGGCAACCCGACGCCCTGGGGGCGTTATCCGTCCGGCGCCACGCCGGCGCAGAAGCGGACCCTGTTCGACGCGCTGGTGGCCATGAGCAACGACGGTGTCGTGATGACGCCGGTGGGCACAGAGATCGAGCTGCTCGAAAGCCGCCTGACCGGTTCAGTCTCGACCCAGAAAGAGCTTTGCACTTACATGGATGACTGGATCAGCGAGGTGCTGCTGGGTACCGAGCCACGCGGATCCGGCGGTGGTGCGCTGGCGGCCGCGGCGAAGGAGCGCACCGATGTGCGGCTCGACCTGGTGCAGGGTGACAGCGATCTGCTCTCGGACACCCTCAACCGGACCCTGATTGCCTGGATCTGCGAATACAACGGGCTGCGCCCCTGCAAGATCTACCGGGTGATCAAGGAGGAGGAGGATCTGCAGGCATCAGCCGAGACCGACAAGACCGTGTCGGAGATGGGCTTTGAGCTCGACGAAGACTCGGTGCGGTCGAAGTACGGCGAAGGCTGGTCGAAGAAGAAAACGCCGGAGGTGCCACCACCGGTACCACCGGGTCAGCAGCAGCCTGGGAACACGCCACCGGTGAATCAACCCGGGGCCCAGCCTGCGAACTTCGCCGAAGGCGGCGACACCGGCGGCCAGGCCGCCATCGATGCGGCGATCGCCACCCTGAGCAATGAGCGGATGCAGGCGGCCATGGAGGCGATTCTCTCGCCGCTGATCGAACGCATCCTGGCAGCCGACAGCTTCGAGGACGCCCTGGCCGCCATGGAAGCGGCGTTCCCCCAGGCGGACCCGTCGGCCTTGCAGAGCCTGCTCGCCAATGCCATGTTCGGCGCCGAGGCGTTTGCCCGTCAGGAGCCCGAGGCGTGAGCAGCAAGCGGGCGATCCGGCGCCGCGCCTGCGGCAAGAAGACCCGCCACGCTACCGAGGCGGACGCCCGAGCCCATATCGCAGCACTCCACCACAAGAAAGGCTACCAGGGCCAGATGCGGGCCTATCGCTGCCCCTTCTGCCACGGCTGGCACGTCGGCCATACGGGGCGCTGATCATGGCTCTGCAGGTGGATCTCACACTGGCGCCGCGGGACGCGATGGCCTACTTCGCCAGCAAGGGAGAGACGCTGTCGTGGGATTACACCGAGGTGTGGCGCGAGGCCCATGCGCGCGCCTTCACGGTGGCCAAGGCCACGACCCAGGATGTGCTCCGGTCGATCCGGGCTGAAGTGGACCGCGCGATCGGCGAAGGCCAGACCTTCGAATCCTTCAAGAAGCGCCTGCAGCCCCGCCTGGAGAAGCTGGGATGGTGGGGAAAAAAGGAAGTGCTCGACGGCAATACCGGCGAGCTGACCCAGGTGCAGTTGGGCAGCGTGCGCCGGCTGCGCACCATCTACCAGACCAACGTGCAGACCGCCTATATGGCGGGTCGCTACAAGCGCCAGCTCGCCAACGTGGCCGACCGCCCCTATTGGCGCTATGTGGCGGTGATGGACGGCCGCACCCGGCCGGCGCATGCCGCCCTCAACGGCAAGGTGTGGCGCTGGGACGATCCGATCTGGGAGATCATCTACCCGCCCAACGGGTGGAACTGCCGCTGCCGTGTGGTGGCGCTCACCGAGGAGGAATTCCGCCAGCTCGGTGTGCCGCTCGAGCACGGCGCCAGCAACATCGTCGAAACCAGCATGATGCTCAATCGCGCCGGCGACATGGCCGACGTGCGCGGCGTGCGCTACACCGACGCAAACGGCAAGGCGGAGGCGTTCTACCCGGACCCGGGTTGGGACTACAACCCGGGCGCGGCCTGGTCGCGCTGGGACCCGGCGGCCTTCGCGGCCGACGCGGTCGACGTGGCCCCCGTCACCCCGGCACCGGCCGCCGTGGTGAAGGCGATCGAAGGGCAACCGACCTGGCAGGATCTCGGCCGGCCGGATCTGCGCGCCCCCACTGTCACGCGCCTGCCAGACCCCGGCATCCTGCCGGCGCAAGACAGCCTCGAGGCGGCGATCCAGCAGATGAACAGCGTACTGGTACCGGACGGCGTGATGAACGTCGTCAACACCCCGATCGAAGAGGTGGCCATCCGCCCAGAGCTGCTGGAGCACCTGGTCGAGAAGCGATCCGACGCCCGTGAGCGCTACGCCAACTATGTGCTCGACACCCTGCGCGAACCGTTCGAAGTGTGGCTGACCGCCTACGACGACGGCCGCTACCGGAAGCGCTACATCGGCGTGTTCTCAGGCCCGTCTGACCTGCTGGTGGTGCTCCGGGAAAACACCGACGGATCGATCTACTGGGACATGTACAACATGATGCAGCGCAACTCGAAGAAGCTGAACAAGCTGCGCGAGGGGACGCTGCTGTATGGAAGGGAGGAGGAGTGAATGAGCATCGAAACGATAAAGCCAGCTGGATTTGACAAGGCAATGCGTGCATATGCTGATCTGGTTAAGCCATGGGACATGTACGTACAGGGAATCGCATCGATCGAGTGCGCGGTCTGGCTACGCGTGAACGGGGTGAACACCATGATTGGCTGCGGAAGTCCCGATGAGGCGCTGGCAGAAGCCGAACTTGCGTTATCCAAGCAACTTGAGAATGTGAAGCGTCAGATCGCCGACCGTAAGACGTTGGTCTGAAGGTCTCGGGAGAGAGCATGGAAACCAAAGCAGAGAAAGACTTCGCTAAGGCAGTTGTCGCCTTGGCGGAAGAATCGGTCGAAACAGCACTGGCTGTGCTGACCGGCACCTTCGTGAGCCTCACACTCGAAATGATCCGACGGAACGGACACGACCCCGACAAGGAGATCAAGATCTATGGTGGCAATCAGCGTGACATCACGATTCACGCCCCGAAGGTCGGCGTTCGTGACGCGGAGGAGGTTGCCGAAGCTGCCGATGACAGGAAGCTGACGACGGCCGATGATGTTCGGCGCCACGCTGAGTTGATCGAGCTTGCCAGCGTTGACTTCATTGACGAAAACGGACGAATCGGCGCCCGGAAAGACAAGGTGCACACGGTTCGTTTGGGATTCATCGATGGCGCCGTGGCTGAACTGGGCCGAGCCGAGTTCGAGACGCTGTCGGATGTGACCTTCAAACTGCGCCCGGCGCAGAACGACAGCTGAGGGGGAAATGAGCGCGGCTTTTCGACACGTCGGCTTTGATCGGCTGCCTCGGCGTAGCTACCGTCGGTCACAGGGGCACGTCCCTACCGGTTTCGCGCCGCGCTCACACACTGGAGTGTAGGCCATGATCCAGATCGAATTCAACGACGGCGGTCTGCAGCAGAAGATCTCCAGCGTCATCGACCTGTTGCACGATGGCCGCCCGCTCTATCAGCGCATCTCGGGCGCCCTCGAGGCGGAAACCGAGGCGAACTTCGCCGCCCAGGGCCGCCCCGACTGGGTTCCGCTGGCCGACGCCACCAAGAAGCGCCGCCTGGCCCGCAACAAGGGCAGCTCGGTGCTCAAGATCCTCCAGGACCGCGGCATCCTCGCTGCAAGTGTGAGTAGCGACTACGGCGCCGACTATTCCGTCATCGGCGCCGGCGGCGCGGCCAGCGACTACGCGGCCATCCAACAGCTCGGCGGCACGATCGACATGCCAGCACGATCGACAAAGGTGCGCCTGCGCACCAACGCCAAGGGCGATCTGGTCAGACAGGGAACCGAGGGGAGCGCGAAGGGCCGAGCCGTGTTCGCGAAAGACACCCACAAGCGCGCTCGAGAGTCCTGGCATACCGTCGAGGCCTACTCGATCACCATCCCGGCCCGCGAGTATCTCCCCTTCACAATGTCCGGCGGCTCGCCCCAGCTCCAGCCAGAAGCGGAGGTTGCCGTCCTCGACATCGTGACGCGCCTTCTAGGTGAGAGCCTCGATTAGAATCACAACTTGGCGGGGCGACGACGTGTTTTCCACTGTGCAACACGTTTTAGAATTCCGTTCCAGTATTTTTCGACGTGTACTGCTATATCCCGGAATTATCTCGCCCGCTCCCTGGGATTTATCTCACTCGTTCTTATGCTCGCGCCCCATGCCTTCGGTCAGGATCTCCTGGTGACCCCCCTGGCCCGTTACCTGAAGGCCTACCCGGGCATGCGGGTCGAATGGCTGTTGCATGACGATCGCGCGATCGACGACTTCATCGCCACCGGGGTCGATTGCGCCATCCACGTGGGCGAGGTGAGTGACCCGGAACTGGTGTCGATCCGTCTGGCCCAGGTGCCGCGCATCGTGGTCGGCGCCCCGGCCCTGTTCGCCGATCGGCCGCTGCCGGTTCATGCGGATGAGCTCGCCCAACTGCCCTGGCTGGCCCTGACGGCCTTCTATCGCAATCGCATCCGTTTGCACCACGCTGCCTCCGGGCAGGTGCGCGAGCTGGGCTTCAGCCCGCGGGTATCCACCGACAGCCTGTATGCCCTGCGCAGCGCCTGCCTGCAGGGGCTGGGAGTGTGTGTCGGCTCCACCTGGGTATTCGCCGAGGATCTGGCCGCCGGCCGCCTTGTCTGCCTGGCGCCGGAGTGGACCACCGATCCCCTGCCGGTGAGCTTGGTGTATCGCTATGCCCGCTACTACCCGGCGCGGCTGCGCTGCTTCGTGGATGTTTTCCGCGAGGCGGTGCCCGCTGTGATCGAGGCCTGA